AGGAAGCTGGCGAGCTCCAGGCCCTTGAAGCTGTGACCCAGGTGCTCGGCCCGCTCTTCCAGGCCCTTTAATCCCCCGCCAATGGCGCGCAGGGGGGCTGTCGCCCGGTCGAGGGCTTGGACGATCAGGCTAAGTTTCAGATCCTTCATAGATACGCTTCGCCTGCTCGTGCCACATCAGGATATCTTCGTCGTCCATCGCCAGCAGCTCGGCCGCGCCGAAGTGGAAGGCCCCCGCTAGGTCGCCGAGGAGGTCTCGCCACCGCGCAGGGAAGCGGGCAAAAAACCCTCGATCACCTCGACGATGCCGGCGATGTCCTCGGCGTCGATGAGGTCCACGGTCGCGGCCGGCAGGCCGGTCACCCGGGCGATCAGGCCCAGCGACTGGCCAGGCTTGCCCGCCTGGGTCTCCTGCCAGCGCATGTCGCCGCCATTGAGCCGGCGCACCTCCACCTCGGTAATGCTCTCCTCGGTCTCCGCGCCGCCCACCACGCGCAAGCGGCGGGTGATCGGATGGGTGAGCTGATAGGTCTCGCTCATGCCAGTTGCTCCGTGGCCGGCGGCCCGGTGAACTCGATCTTCGCCTTGCCGTCCTTCTGGGCGATGCTGGGCGGGGTCGAGCACCACGCCCCGGCGATGGACCACACCTGGCCGGTGTCCGCCGTGAAGGTGATCGTCGAGTTGGTGATGCCCCGGTAGAAATCGAGACTGAAGCTGGCGTCGATGGCGACGTTCACCTCCAGCTTCGATTCCATCACGGCCTCTTTATAGCCGTTGACCTGGTTGCCCTTGACCACCTCGCGGGTGACCCCGCCGGGTTCCAGGGTCGAGTCGTCGCCGCTCAGAACGACGGTGCCGTCCACCGCGATATCGGCAAGGCCGAGAATCTTAGCCATGAGTGCAGCGCCCTCCTAGAACGCGAAGTCGATTTCGCCCGCGAAGATCAGCAGGCCGCTGACGATGTCGGGCGGGATGTAGGCGTCGATCCGGGTGGGATCGCCGGCGTTCCGCTGCACGTTGATCAGCGACTGGAAGGTGCTGATATCCTCGATCAGCGCGGCGTCTTCCCACTGACCGGCAAGGGCCACGATCTCCGCCGTCAGGATCTTCGGCGTCACCACCGCTTGGCCGGGCGCGACGGTCAGGCCGTCATTAGCCAGCTTGTGGCGCGGATATTTGGTGGCGATCATCGCCCTCAGGGTGAAGCGCAGATAGGCCAGGGTGAGCATGGTGGTGACGTCCAGATAGCTGTTATCCGGAAGCCCCTGGGCATTGAGCTGATAGGTCGTGATCGGTCGCTCCAGGAGCACCTGGCCTCCCGCCACCGTGTGGGTGCTGATGCCGTCATTGAGGAGCACGTTGCGCTCGGTGCGCGTGAAGCGCTCCGTGGGGTTACCGGGCAGGCAACCCGCCAGGGCGAGGGTCTGGAAGGGCCGGGCCGGGTCCGCGCTCCCATAGAGGGCGATGACGCCCACCTCGGCGGCGGCGCGCACCCAGGTGGCGTCCGGCCCCGCGCATTCGCTGATCGAGATGAACTGGCTGTTCTGGCCCATGCCCAGCGTCGCCAGGGAGCCTTGCGAGCCCTTGGCGCTGGCGAAGGCGAAGCCCTCGATCTCCTCCATGGGACCCCAGCGGTTGGCCAGCTCGGTCTCCATGGCCGCCAGGGTGGCGCCGTCGGTCCAGGGCAGCACGATGAAGTGATACTGGGTGTCGCCCAGGGCGGCGATGGCGGCGGCGATGTTCGGCGCGCCGGCGCCCGCGACCCCGGAGGCCAGGGTCAGCGCCAGGCCGGCGGGCATGACGTCGCTAGAATAATAGGCCGTGCGCACATCGATGTCGGCGCCAGAGAGGCCCGCCCAGTTGCAGGTCAGGGTTACGACGCCCGCCACGGCGGCGGCGACCACGGGCAGATTGGGAAGCGCGTTGATCGCGGCGGCGATGGCGGCGGCCACGCTGGCGACGGCCTGGCCGGCCGTGACGGCCACCGCGACGCTTTGGCCCGCGATATAGAGCGGCAGAGATCCGGCGGCCGTCGGGGCGGCCGTGACCGTGATCGTTGAGGTGGCTTTCACGCCGCCGACCGGATCGGCGACGCTCATGGCCCACGTCTCGGTGACGCTGTTATTGGCGATCAGCGACTGGATCATCTGATCGAGCATCGAGCCCTGGCCGAAGGCCTGGGTGCCCTGGGCGGCCGAGCCTATCAGGGTGGGCGTCAAGTTGGGGACAAGTCCCGTCGCCAGGGCCTGACCCAGCACCAGGATGCGGGTCGGCCACGGCGCGAGACCCTGACCGGCGCGGTCATTGGCGAAGCCGATATAGCTGCCGGGCGTCCGCGTATTGGCGGGGATCGCGAAGGAAAAGCTGAGGCCCATGGTCTTAGGCGTCCTTTACGGCGGCTGTCGCGGCGGGGTCCGGCGCGGCCGTGGCGGCGGCGCCCGGGGCGGGGGATTGAGGCGCGGGCGCGGCGCCCTTCGCGGGCGCGGCCTTGGCCGGCACCGCGCTGGCGTCAGGCGCGGGCGCATCCACCTCGACGACGTCCCCCGCGTCCAGGCGGCGATGCCAATAGCTGCCCCAGGCGACCGTATCGCCCTCGGGCGGCAGCACGCGGCCGGTGTCCGGAAAGCGCACCCGGCGGCCGTCGGCAGGCTTGATGGTCCTGATCTCGCTCATCATTGCTCCAGGGTGACGTGATCGACGGCGCTGGCGGGGCCATCGTCGGGAAGGGGTCCGGTGACCCGGCCATAGGGCGCGGGGTCCCAGTCGGCGTGGAAGGTGTTGAAGGGCGAGATGTCGCCCGGGAAGGCGTCCGTGTCGTAATAGAGCGCGGTCTCGAAGCTGACGGCGTAGAGGCTCATCTGCTTGATCTTCGGGATGTCGCTGGTCTCGACCGGCAGGATCGAGGCGGCCTGGAACGTATCGATGTCGAGACCCAGGGTCTGATCCTGGAGCAGGCGCACCGCATCCTCGGCCATCTGGTAGGACCCAGGCTCGCTGGCCGAGCCGCCCAGCCGCCGCGCCGCCTCGTTTCGCAGGTTCTGGGCCGCCACCACCAGGCCGAAGGCGCAGTGCGCCCGCGACCGGCCGCGAGCCACCCGCTCGATCCTGTGAGCCCCCGCGAAGGTCGCCCAGCAGGCCGGATAGCGCACGACTTCGCTCGACAGATATTCGTCAAACGCCTTGGGCCACGTCTCCATGGTGACATAGCGGTAGGCGATCACGCCGGCCGCCGAGGCCGCCGCGATGCGGGCCAGCATGGCGTTTTCCACCGCGCCGATCATGCGACGGCCCTGGCGATATAGCGCTCGACCTGATCGGCGATCTCCACGCGGTCGCGGTCGGAAACGCCGAGATATGGCCTGGCCGGAATGGTCACCTTGGCCACGCGCCGCCAGCCCACGCCAGGGATATTGAAGGTGAGCATCCCGCCGGCCTTGGCGCGGATGATCCCGCCCACCTGGTGGATGGCCGCGTAGATCAGGTTCGAACCGACGACGGCGGTCTTGTCGTCCGCGTCATGCGTGATCGAGTCGCGCAGGTGACCGTGATCGAGGAGCGTCTTGCCGCCCTTCTTGGTCGCGCGGACCGAGGGCTTCCAGCTCGCGCCATCCGGCGCCACGCCAGTCCGAAACCGTTGGCGGGTGCTCGATTCCAGCACCGCGCCGATGATGTTCATCAGCCGCACCGGTTTGGCGAGGCCGCCGATGACGCGGCCGATCCGCGCCTCGATGTCGTGAAGCTCGGGCGCGCGGAGGCTCATGGAGACGCCCTGGGCCGCCATCAGAACACCCCCAGTTCGCGGCGCGAGAACAGGCGGCCGGGCCCGCTGGTCTCGATGACGTCGGAACGGGACGGCGGCTCGACGCCTGCCGCGTCGATCTTGATCCGGCCGGAGCTGATGCCCTCCAGCGTCTTGATGGCGTCGCGATAGCGGTCCTTCACCTGCTCGGGCGCCTCATCGGCATAGAGCCGGTAGCGGGCGATATCGCAGGTGACCTCGGTGAGGAGCAGCGGGAAGCTGGTGAGCGGCAGGGCGTATTTGGCCGAGACATACCCATCGACCATGGCGCTGGCGGCATCGAGGGCCGGCTGCGCCACGGTGTCATCGATGGCGTCGGCCGGAGGGGTCGAGCGGTCGGTGAGCTGGATAATCTCGGTCTGGCCGAAACGAGCCACCAGATCGGCGATGACGGCGTAATCCATCAGGGCGCCGCCTTTCGGCCGCGAGGCCGCGCCGGTTTCGCGCCCTGGGCCTGAGCCTCGGTCTCGGCCACGTCCATCTTCCCGCGCCAGCCGGGGCCGACGGGGAATTCCAGCGCGATAGCCGGGTCAGTGAGAAGCTGGCGAAAGCCCTCCTCGCCGATCCGGTGAGCGATGATCGAGTCGATCTCGATGACCGCGCGCCCCGCCGCGTCCCTGGCGCAGGCGGCGTCGAAGACGAGGCCTCCCCGGCGATAGGGAAAGCGCGTGGAGTGGGCGCGGACGATCACGGGTCAGCCTAGCCAAGCCACGGCACATTCAGGGGCTCGGCGGTCTTCCAATAGATGTTGGAACCGCCGGCGCCGCCGGGCAGGAACTCGGCGTTGAGGATCGCCAGGGCCGCGTTCTCGTTCTCGGGCGAATAGACCAGCAGGTCGGGGATCAGGCCCAGGGGGCGGCCATAGTCGCCCTTCATGCTCATGATCGCCTGACGCGCCAGGCCGTAGTTCGCGGAGGTCAAGGCGTCCGTGCTGCCCCAGCAGAACTGGGGAAAGCCGAAGCCGACATTGTGGCGACCGTCGATCCCGTACTCGAACTCCTTGCGGGAGAAGACGTTGGCGTCATCCGGCTTGTCGCGCGGGATGAACTCGAAGGGCTTGCGCTCCTGCCAGATCAACGGCTTCAGCGGCCGCTTGGAGGCCATCAGGAACCAGGCCGGATTGCCGCCGCCGCCGGCCGTGGCCGGGCAGTTGGCGTAGACCGTGGGCGCGCCGTTCACATCGGTGATCGGGTGCTCCAGCGAGAAGAACGGCTGGCCGTCGAAGCAGGCCGTCGTAAAGCCGGCGGAGAGCAGCCCGAAGGTCAGGCTGTCCATATGGCCCATGGCCGAATAGCCCATCTCCTGGAACATCGGGCCGTAGATGCCGAGATTGTCGTCCTCGATGTCGTTGCGGTCGACGCCGATGGTCAGCTCGAAATCCTTGTTCTTGATGGTGTAGCCGAAGGTGCTCATGTTCTGCACCTGACGGTCGCCCAGCCACTCGCGGACATTGGGCATCTTGCCCAGCCAGCCATATTCGTTCGAGCCGGTGGTGGACGGGACCACCGTGGCCACGCGCTTGAAATAGCTCGGAGCTTGCCCCAGGCCCTGCTGATAGAGGGCGTTGTAGCTGATCCCGAGCGTGCGGAGATTGGCGCCGTTGACGATCATGAGGTGTGCGGTCCCTAAGCGATGTAGCTGATGCCGGTGGCGACCCAGACGCCCACGGAGTCGACGTCCACGATCTTGCCGGCCACGGAGCGGGTGCCCCCGCCGCTGGTCAGGGCGACCGTGTGGTCATCCACGACATAGGCCTGGGCGCCGATATTCGCGGCGGCGATGAGGTCGGCCCCGGCGGAGTTGTCCCACCGGAAGACGCCGGTCTGGACGTCCACATTGAGCGCGCCGTCCGCGCCCAGGGTGTTGTCCACGCGGTAATTGGCCCGGCCATCGGCCGTGAGGGTCGTCGAGGTCGCGCCCGGAACCGCGCGCCCCTGGTTGTCCAGGCACACCAGGGCGCCCGCATAGATCAGGTCGCCGCCCTTGACGGGCCGGGAGTTGCGGTCCCCGTCGCGGCGGACGGTGTTACGATCAGCGCTGAGAGCGGCCATCTAGAGCTTTCCTGCCAGTTGCTTCTTGGAGGCGAGGAACGCCTCCTCGGTGACGCCCATCGCGGCGGCCGTGGCTTTCTCTTCGGGGCTGAGCGGCCCATCGAGATTGAGCTTCGCCCCGCCGGTCTCGACCTTTTCGGGGTCCAGCACGACGGGTGCGCTGCCGACGAAGGCCGCGAAGGCCTCGGGATCGGCCTTATGGAGCGTCAGGGCATAGCCCCGCGTCGCGGGCGTGATCTTTCCGGCCTTGACCGCCGCATCCACGGCGGCCGTTGCCTTCTCCTCGGCGCTGGCCTCTTGCAGGGCCCTTACCCGGCCTTGCAGCTCGGTGAAGACCTCCATGGGCACATAGGCCTTGGGATCGACCGCGCCCGCTGCGGCGGCGGCGATCTTCTCGGCGGCGCTGTCGGCGGTGGCCTTGAGGGTCGCGGCGGCGGCCGTGATCTGCTCAAGCGTCGCGTCTTCCGCCAGGCCCAGGGCCTTGGCGAGGGCTTTTAGGTCCATCTCGTTTCCTTGCGGGTCGGCGCTGGCGACGGCCGCCAGCTCGGTGAAGTTGGGGAGGTTGACGAGGCCGGCGTTCCAGATCCGCGTCAGCCGGCCGGTGGCGGGCTCGAAGCCGAAATAGGGGCTGATGTAGCGATACTCGCGGGCCTTGATCTTGGCGGTGGCCGCCTCGGTCCAGTCGATGGTGGCGAAGATGCCCTCGGCCGTGGCCTCAAGGGCGGTGATCCATCCAGAGGCCGGGGCGGTCCCGCCCACGCCATCCTTCACCGCGAAGGGAATCTGGTGGTCGTAATCCACAGGGATCTGCGTCGCGCCGGCCGTGTCGAGCGAGGCCGCCACGACGGCCTGGGCGTGGGCCAAGTCATCGAGCCGATAAGGCCCGCGACCATCACGGCCCCGCACCGTCCCCATGGGGAAAAGCTGCACCCGCGTCTTGGGCGCGCCGTCAGCCGCGCCGGCGTCCACCGCGTGAGCGGCGAACGCCAGGTTCGGCAGGGTCCGGACGGTGGAGGGTCGCAAGGTCATCGACCCGGACATTCGCCCGCTGACGGGGGCCTCAAACACCCTGAACTAATTCAGGGTGCAGGCGCGCCAGGCGGTGGCGAGACGGGGACTATCGGCTGAAAAAGAAGTTCTGAGAAGCCTCCGGGGGCTTCCCGGCGGTGCGGCTAGAACTGGCAGAGTTCCAGCCGGTCGGCTCCGTCGACCCAGAACAGCTTCTGGGGTGGCAAGATAACAGCCGTATCTGGGTGCAACTGGGCGCCGGTCGAGAGGCTAAAAGTGTTTCGGTAGTCTCGGTGCCTGAAAGAAATTGCGAGGCCACCTTCCGGGTCGAACGCGAAGGCCACATCTCGCGGTTTTCCGGCACCGGCCAAGGCTTTGAACACTGCCTTGGTGGCAGGCTCGATTTCGAATGGACCACCGATCTTTCTGACGATGGACGCGTTGAAAGGGGCGAGTGTGTAAGACGCGAACCTCGGAGGCGGCGGCAGCCCAGGCGCCTGTTCGAGGTCCGCCAAGACCACTGTGTTCGGGCCTGACGAAGAGCCGCCAATATAGAGGCCCAGGAATTCTTTCACCTGAGTCCCGATGAAGAGGTCACCTGGCT